TTGTAGATCATTTTTTACAATTCGGTGCCACCATTTTTTACCTGACTTGTTTCCTACACTTGGAAAATTACCTACATAACCAGTATCTATGTAATAAAAATCTCTGTTCGTCTTTTTGCACTCTACTATTTCGCTTTTGCTTGTTACCCCACGAACAACCATAGGGTTATCAATGTTGGACATATCCGTAGTACAAAAATGATTCGACCCTACGACCAGAGATTCTTCTAAAGATAGTTCTTTCATAATGTTAATAACATCTCCATGGCTTTGCCGTTTCTCAATTCTGAATTATGAAACTGCCCGTATGACAAATGACAGGCCCACGCATATAATTTATCTTGGTCGGGATAGTAAGGTTCGTTTATTTTAGATAGATCCTGCAAACTAACAGGACTAGCTGCATTAGCCGGTGCTAGAGTAAATGCAGGTATTCCAAGGAATACAGCTTCTGTAGCTGCTACACTGTTGAATGTAACTAATGCAAATACATCATCATTGAGGGCCTGTTCTAGTGTATCGTTAACTGTTCTATCTAATCTTTTAGGTGCCCGCTCTCTAACTACCACAGGTCTATCTGTGTATTTTTTTATTTCATTTACTGTATGTTCTAACCAAATATCTAGATTGTAGTCATAGAATCGCATGGGTTTTTCATCTGGTTTCGCTACTAGTATCTTTCTTCCATCTTTCTTCCAGGGCTGAAACTTTTTATTAAAATGTTTAAATCTATCATCTTTTCTTGGCACGATCTCGCCATGTTGTAGATTGTTCTTTACTATACGATGCCAATTTTTCCAACCATTGGGATTTGAATCAGTTCTCTCATTGCCAAAATATCCCGTGTCTATATAATAGAAATCACGACTATCTTCCCAACATTGGTGTATCCACTTTTTCTTAAGTATACCTCTTAATACAATAGGATCAATACTGTCGTTGTAATTAAAATCTTCAGTTGAAGTTGTTCTAGTGTTGCACCCCTGTGCAAACATGTTAATATATGGATCTTTGCCGTCTTTGCTTAAAAAGATCATAGACCGTGCTGTAGACAATAATCTACGTAAATTTTTTCTCTATGCCATTCGTTGGAGAAATCACCCTGGTCTGAAAATTCATGGAAGCAAGGTGTTCCTAGGGTATAGTGAACTAATTTTGCTTGAGGGTTCCACTCGTATTCAATATCCAGCCAGTTCCATTCTACTGGAAGTTCGCCGACTAAGTCGTCAGTAAGCCATGTAAATCTATGTACCTGTGCTCCAGTGGCATTTTGTATAAACTCCGGAGTAACCACAGCATTGGCAGGGTGCCCACAGTTCCAAAGTATCACACTAGACCAATTTTTACAAGGATAGTCTTCGTTCTTGGCACCAAGATACTTTTCAGACATTTTAGTTTTGTAGTCGTGTTTAACAACCATAACTGCTTTTGAATTATCTCTTAATGCCCATAGTTTTTCAATGTCGTCACGCAATAACATATCGCCGTCCATGAATATTGCCCAACCTTTATATTGCATTAAGTGTGGAACAAGGAAGCGACTGTAGATAAAATGATTACTACCGTCGGTGTGTTTTTCTTCGTAGTCTTTTAATATGTTCAATGCCAACGGGTTAATACTCACTGGATGACTAGAATGTCTAATAATACTGTTTGAACACACATGGTATGCTATGGCTTCTCGGGGATCATACCCAATAAAAATTGGAATCATTTTCTTTCTATATCCTCTTCTATGCACTGATCTCCGTATTGTATTTCTACAACTTTCAGAGGCTGATCGGTTTCGTTGCATAACTTATGCCATTGATGCTTGTTGATGTGTATATGTTGAAATCGAGTAAATTCACCTAGCAGATCCATGTCTGTAGATTGGTCAACAGTATAGACTGTAGCGATGCCTTCAGACACGAACCAATGTTCTGCTCGATTTTGATGGCGTTGCATGCTGAGACAGGTTTTAGGTAATACCGTAAGTTCTTTGACTTTGACTTCTTGACCTTGTTCATGCAAGACACGATAGTATCCCCAGGCCCTACCGGTCTTAGGAGCCTTCCATTCTTGAAGAATCCACGAACTAGAATTCATTTTATTTTCGCCGCCCACACCAAATACAAATGACAAATTGGAATCTACAACATCCATCTCTGGAATGTTATCTTTGGTCCTATCGCCGCCATTGGCAAATATCAGTTTGGCATCGGGATAATGTGCTCGCACTTGTTGAATAAAATGTTTTGCTGATCCGTCATCGTCATTAAAGGTATAAACTTCGTCAACCATCGATAGATTATTGATGATGCACAGTCGTTCGTTCCACGGCATAAAGGCCGCGCCTTTTTTACGGACAAGCCAATCGTCAGAATTTAATCCAACAATTAACATGTCTCCTAGAGTTTTTGCAGCTTTGAAGTAGGCAATGTGCCCGGAATGTAGGGGATCAAATCCACCAGTAATTAAAACGATTTTCATGCAGATATTTATCTGCGTATATTATCTAGTATTTAAAGACTGGCGTCTTCTAGTCCAGATACTCGTAGTTTAACAATGTTGCTGAGATGCCATTGTTTTTGGTCAAGTGCTTTGATAATGCCCAGCCATTTGTTGCGTAGAAGAGCGAAATCGTTGATAATTTTTTCAAAGTCTACAACGTCAGCTTCACCTTCAACGAACTTTTCACAGTCCCTTGAAGATAAAGCTCGTTGATAATTTTCGAGATACTTGCGAAAATGTTGACTGCGAAGTCTACGAAGTTCAATATTTAAGTATTCAAGGATACCTTCAATTTCTTGAAGTTGATTAAAGCGTTCTTCCACAATGCCGGGCATCTGCGAACTTGCCTTCTCGATGTTACCCGCTATGCGGACATCTTGTTTTGCTTCGATTAACTCAGCTTCATAATAGGCCGCAGCATCTGGAATGTTGCTTATATCTTTACTAACCTTGTCGTACCAATTCATTTATTCCTCTTCGTCGTAGCTGTCTACATCTTCTTCGATCTCTTCACCGTCGATGGCGTATGTGATAGCTTCGTCAAGAAAAGGATCTACTCCTTGCAAACTGTCTAACACACTTTCTTTGATACCGTAGTCAAGCAATGTGTTTACAAAATCAGTGGCCACATCCGGTCTTTGTTTTTCAGGAATATGTCCAATTACCACGTGCCACAGGTCAGCGATTAAATCTTCTTTCATTGTGCTTCCTCCAAGTCTGGTTCAACTGTAGTAGTTATCTCAGATGTGGAAATTTCACCATGTTTGGAAATATCTTCCATGGCAATGTCTAGGCCGTCTTTCTCATTACGTTCCCAAGCCTTGCGGAACTGCTTGATGATCTCGCCGTCTTTGGTAGTGTAGACAAGGCTGTTACCTTCTTTCTTGAGCATGCCTTTGGCTTCGAACAGGTCGACTAATCCACTATATGGACTCATACCTGTTTCATAAGGAATCTCGACCTGCACACTTTCAAACGGCTTTGCATAACGAGTTTTCATGATCTTACAAGCAGCACGAATACCTTGCACAGTTGTGGTCTTGTTGCCATCAGCATCGAGTTTCAGTTTCAATTTACGCATGGCAACCACGATTGAACTGGCGTAGATAAAACCTTGACCGCCACTGATCTTGTCGTCTGGATCAAACATGTCTTGGCTTGCGTATGTGTGATTGGTTGCGACTAGACCAATACCTAGACTACCAAACATGTTTACACAATTACGAACCAGTGCTGTGAGTGCTTTAGGTTTACGGCCCATGTCACCTTTGAGATCCCCGGCTTGAAACTGGTTAACATCAGTGGGAGTCAGTAACATTCCAAGACTGTCAATGATGAACAATACTTTAGGACGCTCGTCTTCTGGCATTGTCTTGTATTCTGCAACAAATTCTGTAATAGTTTTTGCCACATCGTCAATCATGGCCATGTTAAGTTTCAACAACTTATCTGGACTTGTATCAACTTCAAGTGCGTGTAACCATTTCTCGTCAAGCGCATTTTCTGTATCAATCAAGATCGGAAAGATACCTTGTGCTTGTGCATTCTTAACTAGATTGCCTGAACAGATAAAACTCTTACCTGCGCCACTTTCGCCTGCAAATACTGTAACTTTACCTAGCGGAATACCACGTTTAAAGTCTCCGCTAATAAGATAATTTAATGCATAGTTGTTTGTACTGACCCAATCAGTTGGGTCGTTAAAGCCAATACTTAAACCGTCAATAGATTTAGTAATTGACTTTCTAAATTTAGAAATATCAAATGCTTTTGCCATATTAATTGTCCAGGTCCATTGCGTTGTATTCTTTGATTAACGCAATTAATTCTTCTTCTGTGTTGCAGACTGTTTTAGAATTCTTCCATTCTTCTTTTTTATCACGCCCGCTAATTTCAACCATCCAAGCATTATCATAACGATTGATCGTGATTGATTCGCTCACTTTTGTTAATTTAGTTAGTTTTGCCATTATTATTTTCCTAGAAATGAAAGAGAGTGCGAGATTGCCTCGCACTCTATGTTTAGTCTAATTACTTCTGACGATTGCGAATCATGGCAAGAATGTCTTGCGCACGACTAGCAGATTCTGTTGAAGCTGCCGGAGCGGCTGCTGGAGCGGCCTTAACTACAGGAGCTGGTTCGTCATCTGCATCTGCAATAGGAGCAGCAACAGCCGTTGGTCTATTAGGATCACCAGTGGCTTGGCTCATGCCTGCTGGTTTAAAATATTGTCCCCAACGTTCCATGTCATAGGCTTCACCATCTACAGAAGCTTCAAACATTTCTTTCATGACTTTAAGTTCAACTTCGCTTGGTTTCTTAGGTAAGAAATCTTTCAAGTTGTATAAGCCATGAGTTTCAATTGCCGCAGCTTCTTCTGCTGTAAGTGCAGATTCTTTGCGTGACCATTTTGAAGTTGAGTAGTCAGCATAACCACCTTTTGATGTTTTAGTAACAGTAAAGTCTAAACCACCTTGGTAGTCTGTTGGTAAGTTTTCTAACTCTGGATCAAGTAATGCTGATTTGATCAAGTTAAAAATCTGTGGACTAATGATAAATCTACGAATTGGATTTTCTGGTGTCTTATCGTCTGTGATAGGATTCTCACGCACAAAACCTTGGAACAAGTATGATCTTTTCTTCCAATACTTACGACCCATTTCTTCTAGACTTTGGTCCTT